GGGACACAGAGACATCAACATATAGTCACCCAAGGTCCCACTCACCACAACATATAGTATCACCTAAGGATTCCCATCGGTCCCACCTAAGGTTTAACCGAAGGTTAGGGGTGGCCTATGGTTACTTTGGGTGAACTGGAGGGTACCGGGGGATAACCAAAAGTGTAAACTGTGAGATGTACACTCAGAACTTTATGCAATATTCTCAAAGGTAACCTCAGGTATTCCTCAGGTCAGTGTACAGACCCATAGGTAGACCCAGTGAATCACCTAAGGTTAACTTTAAGTATTGACTATAGAGGGATGGAGTGGTGTATGCTGATAAGCATCACTACGGAATCCCTAGCGCGTCAGGAAGACCCTAATCGCTACAAGTGAGTAGAGAGCACACGAGAGTCTCCAGTCCACTGAGTTGCTGCTGAGTAACCAGTGAAGCCCCAAGGGCACCAGCAAGTACCAGCAGAAATCGCCAAGTAGTCCTATGGCGCAGTAAGGTTAACAATAAGCGCATAGGTCCTCCTTATGTTGGCTCTTAGTGTCTTATGGTGAGAGGGTGATATTATCATCACTACCCTCTACCTGTAAGGAGACTTATAGTGCATAACTATATGAATGAAACTTTAAGTTGTCTTATAGTAAGTCTTCAAGGGTCTCTCCCTATAGTGTGCCCTAATTCCAAGTGTCTGTTATACATGGAGTTTCCTCAAAGTGGCCTTCCGTGGCCTAATGAATCCTTATGCACAATCCCTGCATAGTTACCAAGCGATGAACATAGAGTCGTCCCCGTCGTCTTCCCACCGGATGTCCACACCGTTGCTGCTGGTGACCCGGAACTGCGAGATGTTGCTCAGGGGCTTCTCCATGTGGTGCTCCAAGAACTCCTGAAGTACCTCAGCCTCTATCTTCACAGCGTCCTGCTGCATCGTAGAGCGTAGGAACTCGACACCCAATGCTAACGCATCAAGTCGGTCATCGTGTGCCACAGCGCCCTTCTCACGGCTCATGCGGGTCATCTGGTAGAACAGACTGTACTTCAGAGCGTGCTTACCGTCTGCATCACGAGCCGTCTGGTAGTCCTGTCGGATTACCTCATCGCGGATGACCAAGCGGTGGCTTGCCAGTACAGGCTCAAGGGTATCGCAGATACGTACCTCTTTCATACCACGAGCACGAATCTCTTCGAGTTGCGCTGGGTGGTGCTTGAGGAGCACAGGCTGGAAGACGTTACCGAACATACCGTCACCGAAGTTACTCTCAAAGACCACAGTCTGCACCTGCCACTGCTTAGCTTTCTTAGCGAGGAACTCAAGGGACTTCTCTTCGTAACCGCGAGTACCACCAGCGTCCATCAGGTAGATGTAGCCGTTGAGGGTGTACAGTACGCACCAGCCAGTCTCATCCTTACCGCGACCACTCGGGTCAATGACCAGAATCTTACCCTGATACGCACCAGTGTTACTTGATGCCGTATGGAAGGAATAAATCTCGTCACCCTTCATGCCAACGTTAGGAAGCTCCTCATTGCGGTTCTGACGGTTAGGCAGCCACTGGTAATGCATTGGGGCCTTGTCCATCTGTAGACCGCACACGATAGCGTCACGGAGGCGTAGCGGGTACTTCTCAGCATCACTGAGGTTCGGGTTGAGCATGAACTGGAGCGTATAGCCAGCCTTGCCGTATTCCACCTCACGCTCCTGAAGGTCCATGGAGTCGAAGCGAACCGGGTCAGTAGGTTGACTGCTGAGGCCCTCTTTGTCATCGTCGTACTCACTGCGGAGCATAGGAGCCAATCGGTCGCCATAGTACAAGTCTTCCTCTTTGGAGCGAGGATACTGTGCAGGCCAGATGATGGTGGAGTACCCACGGTTGTCCTCAAGTTCCTTGTAGAGCGTCATCTCGGTCTGAGGGGTACCCAGATAGATAACACGGCTAGTCGGCAGAGGTTTCAACAGTGCGGCGAACTCCTGAACCAACGTCCAGAGTTTCTCGCGGGCACCTTGAGTTGCAGAGTTACCGGGAATCTCCACGTCATCCGCAATGATGATGTCGGCACGGCTACCAGTAAGCTGGCCCGTAATACCCACAGACTTAACTGACGGGCTGTGGTCCGGCTTGGCAGGGCCTACATCAAAGCTAATCACGGAGTCACGCTGACCGGGGCGAGGCTTAAGCTCGCTCAGGAAAGGCAACAAGTCGATGATGTTCTTGATGAAGATGGAGTTAGCGTCCGCACGTTCCTTTGAGGCCGAGACAATCAGTATCTTTAACTGAGGGTCACGCCATAGGGTCCACACTACGAACGCACACGTGATGAACGACTTCCCGATACCACGGAAAGCCTGAAGGATAAACTTCTTGTTCTTGGGGTCTGCCAGACACTTGGCCATGTCGATTTGACACTTGGTTGGTTCCGGCAGGTTCAGGGCCTTCCAGAGCACGAAGAGAAAGGCGACAAAGTCACCCTTCAGTTGCGCAATGATTAAGGCGTTCTTGGCTTGCTGAGAGTTACTCAATGTTCACCTCCTTTCCGCTGTAGCTTACGAATAGTGTCCTGTAGGGCCTTCTCTTTGAGGTCGGCCTTCTGGGTTATTGCGATAAGACTTCGAGCAGTTGCTTCGTGTAGTTCGACGGAACCATCAACGAGGCATCGACCGTCTGGTCCTGCGGCGACACTGGTAGGTTTGACTCTGACGCGCAGCCGCTTATTGTCGCTACGCAAATCAGCAATAATCCTATCAGTGCTGCCCTCCAGCCCCTCAAGGTCTGCTTGGTACTTAGCCGATACTGCGTCAATCGCTTTCTGAGTTTCAGCTCTAGCCGTTTGCTTCTTAACGTACTCATTCTGTACTTCCTCCTTCCATTTGGCGTCCGTAGATTGTGAACCCAAGTGCCACCCGAAGGCAAACACCATGATAGCCACAAGATACGGGACGATTCTCTTTGTGAACTCAAGCATAATGCCTCCCGTTGTTTCTCAGATTTCACGTAGGAACGCCTAGCGTAGTGCAATGACATCCATAAAGGCACTACATATAGTAGTACCTTGAGTATATCACTGTAGGGTGAACTTATCGTCGTCTGTCAGGCCATCAGCTCCCACCTTGGAGTTGTAAGCCTCAAGGCCCTCAGCCAGCCCGCCCAAGATGTTAACGTCAGGGGTCAGCTTAGAGATTTGGAACTTATGGCGCTCCAGCAGTTTACCAATGGCGTTGTACAGCTGAGGGGTTCGCTTCTCTTGATTCTTCAGGTCCATGAGCATCTGCTGAGCCATCTCAGTGTCTAACATTTCGAGGAACTTAATCAGGTCCATATGTTACTCCTTATTAGCTTTCTTCCAGTCAATGATTTTGTCGACTACCTTGGCACCAATCTGAACCACTGTGTAGGCGATTGCTGCGACGTAGAACCACTCGTTGAGTGAGAGGCCCCAGAAGAGCCTCGCTACACCATCAGCCCCAGCGACCCCCGCAATGGGAGCCGCCTTGATAACTTCGTTGTTGAAGTCTAGGGACAACATGTTACCTCCTTAGTTAGACGGAACCGCTCCGCCAGTTAGCTCCGTTCCAGTACAAGGTAACACCACGGCCAGCCTCAAGGGTGACTGCGTGTCCCATCGCAATGTTGGTGCCGTTGTTGATGATTAGCTGCTGAGTGCTTGCTGGGGAGCTACCAATGTTCAGCTGCTGCCCAATGAATGCACCCGGAGTAATCCCGTTGACGTTAGCTCCCGCGACGGTCGCTGTGATTTCCCAAGTGATAACATCGTGACCTGAGTAGTTCAGTCCCAGAGTGTTACCGTTGGCGTTACCAATAGTCAACGCACGGTAGGCCAGAGGTCGACGGAACTTATTGCCAGCAGTGTACACTACAGCCGCCTTAAGGTCAGTACCACCACCACCCACAGGGTTACCCGGAATGGCACCATCAAGGTCTGCCTCGATGTACACATCACCAGCGTACTGAGACAAGGTCGCCAGCAGGTACTGCATGAAGGAAGACCCGGTGACTTCGAGGTCGCCAACATCAACCTTTGCTCCAGACGCTGCCAGACTAATCACGGAGTGCCCTGAGCCAGCAGAGAACCGAGCTGCACCTCCACGGGTACGTAGGGTTGCTCCTTCACCGATACGCCACGCAGCAGACGCAGTGGTCGCTGAGTCCACAACAGCCTCAACGTTACTTGCGGATACCTCAACGTTGGTGATAGCGGTCGCGTACTGTTCCAGAGTTTTCCAGCGGCTGTCCGAGATGGTTACACGGTTGACTTGACCAGCTTTGCCTGACAGGGATAACGCTAAGTGTCCTGCTGGACCCTCATAGGTGAACCCTGAGATGTACAACTCAGAGTTACCAGAGATGTTCACAGCTGTGAACGCAGCGCCAATCTTGCTGTTAATCGCCGTACAGTCAACCAGTGAGCTACGGTCTCCTCGAATCTGGAAGCCAGCCCCTCCAGTGTCCACACCACGGAAGTCACCCACTGCTCGGCAGTTAGTGAACTTGATTCCGTAAGAAGGTGAGTGCGTGTCGAAGGCGTTATGGCACCCTGTGCCCAGACCGTTGGTAATCTCTGAGAACAAGGTGCGTCCCTTCAACCACCACTTGTCATCCGTAGGCTCACTACGAGGTGAAGACGTTGTGTACGCATGACGGGCGTTCGTACAGTTAATGCCGTAGATGGTGGAACCGAAGCTCGCCGAGTCATTCACGAAGTACCCGTAGGCACCTTCAGACGGAGCATTTCGCAGGTTGTCACCTTCAGGTAGGAACACAGTGGCACCGTAGCAACCAGTCAGGTTCACGAACGGTCCGTTGATGTTCTTACACTTAGGCTTGTACACGAACGGTCGCAGCAGTCCGCTTAAGGTCAACGTACTGGCCTTCCATCCGGTAGTCCACTCGGACTCAACATCGAGACCCTTCACGACAACCTGAGTGGTCGGCACTCGGATTACCTTGAGGCTGGTCCCCATGTACAACTCGGTGAATACGCTGGTGGTGTAGAACACTGTAGACGATTCCACGAGTCCCACGACGAACGGCTCACCTGCATACTGAGTGGACAGGTCGTTGTTCAGGCACAGCACCGGAGACCATGCCTTGCCAATCTCACCCTTCTTGGTGAATGAGTGTCCGCCAGGAGCTGTTACCTTCATCGCAATCGTGTTGGTGGAGCCATTACCTAAGTTCACCGAGACAACCTCGACGGTTACCTCAGCTACTGGGGAGGTCGCAACACCAGTTATAGTCATGACAGCGTCATCAGTGGTGGGCACAAACTTAGAACCTGTGAAGTCCAGCTCAACGTACTTACCGTCTCCTACGGTTCCCGCAATGGTCCCTGAGATTTTGTACTCAGCACCAACAGTACCGACAACGCGGCCACCCAAGGCGCACGCATCCTGAACGCATTGCCTCAGTGGAATCGTATCGTCCGCTTTACCATCACCTTTGGCACCGTAATTGGCGGGTGAAAGAACGGCCACCCCAAGGTAGCCTAGGGAGTCGAATGCCTCCTGAATAGTTCGCCCATCCTTGAGCACACCAATGGTTGAGCCTTTCGGCTGGTTAAAATCGTTCTTTATCATATCATCCTCCTTAGAACGTAGAAAGTGCAACCCGTTTCCATGTGTTGAACGCTACGCACACATAAAGGAACCCTGAGTCGATGGCGATATCCCCTGTGTTACCAGAAGATGAAGAAGAAGCTGGTGGCGACACAGTGCGCCCAACGAACAGTTTGCCGTCCGTCTGGCTCGTAGGGTCCGCACCATACTGGAAGTACAGCTGACCTGCCCCGTTGCCTGCCCAGATTCGATACCCGCCGACCCTGAATGTACTGGTGTCCCAAGCCCCGAGAACAGCAAGGCCCTTGAACGACACCACGTGGTTCGGATAGTTGTTGTCGAAGCCAAGTCCTACAGCTGGTGCAGCGTCACCCTTACCGAACCTGATTCCACCGTTACCAATGGACGCTCTTGGGAACGACTCCCCGTCAACAAATACGCCAATAGCCTGCGAGGTGGCTGACGAGACACCCACGGTGAACGTCTTGGCGCTACCAATGTGGTGGGTATTGTAGTTAATCTTATCGACGACGTTAATGTTGCAGAAGTCGGTCCGATAGGAATACGCCGGGTCATAGTTGTCGAGCATGTGGGCCGGACGGGCACCGTTCAGTAGGTTAACACAGTAAGCTGCCCTTGCTGAGCTGCTGCCGTCCGCTGGTTGGTATGCCTCGTGGATGTTACCAACAACAATGTGCCCTCGACCGTAGCTAAGCGTGATGTTGCTATAGACTCCGTCTGAAGACGTTGAGTTGTTCCAGAAGCGGTTATCAACAATGATGATACCAGCAGGCTGCATGTACGGACACGCAATGTAGACGCCATGTTCTCCGTTAGAGTTCAGTGTACAGGCGATGAGCTTAAAGAAAGTCTTCCCGGTTGCCTGCGTGTACACGACACCAGACTTCTTGTTGAAGTAGGAATCACAGTTAGACACAACGTTTGACTCATTAAGTAACTCAATGCCGTGCCCTGTCCCGCTACGGCCAACGTAGGTGTGGTCGATTCGCCAGTCAACACCTTGGATACGGATACAGGTCAGGTCCGAAGATTCACACTGAGTGTCTTTGATGATACCAAAAGAGCGTGCTGCACCTCCAACAATATTAAGCCCAGAGAACCCAGAGATGTTGCAGTTATATAGTTGGAAACCAGACCGATAGACGCCAGAAGTGTTGTCGACCTGTCGGAGACCGTTCAGGCGCTGCCCATCTACCTTAGTCAGAGGGCGACCACGCGCATCAATCGTAACGTTGAACATTGTCACGGTCTGCTCTGCGGTAATCAGAATGAAGTCCCCGGAGTGTACTACAGGACCTGAGTTACCTTTAGGGATTAGGCCGCCACCCTGCCGACGACCTCCAGCCGCAATGGTCATCGCATGAGGTATTACCAAGTTCTGGCAGATGTACATCTTGGAAGCATCGAGCCATAGGGTCTTACCTTTAGCTGCGTTTATCGCCGCTTGGACTGCTGCGGTATCATCGGTAACCCCATCGCCCTTCGCCCCAAACGACTCTGGCACAATGTAGTACCCAAGGTTATCCAGCGCAGATTGAACAGTGCCACCATCTTTGGTACCAATCGAGGATGCGCCTGTGGTCCCAGCAAGAAGGGATTCTAACGGAAGGTGGGACTCGGATGTCATTGCCATCAAGAAGTCTCCAGCCGCCAAAGGCTTCGCTAAAGTGATTGTCTGGGTACTGGCGTTGAAGTCGTACTGATAGCCCACCTCTTGACTGTCACCGTTTATCTCAATGTACGGCACGGCAAACACAGCTGTCGGTTTATTGATTACGATAGACGTCTCACCGCCAACCGCCGAGCCTCCGTTGTAGACCCATGTCACTCCGCGAATCATCGTGGTATCGTCTGCGAATTTCTCAAGGTACTCGTAGAACTGCTCCTTTTCACCTTTGATCTCTGACAGGATACCACCAGCCTCACCAAGCGTTGTATCAAGCTGGTTCTTGTTGATTGCGTCCGTACCGTCGATACCCGGAGCCAACCGTACGATTCTACGATTTCGAGCATCGAGGTTACCAGCGTCATCCTGAGGCATGGCCATAAGGGCAGCGTCGCGTGCTTCCTCTGCGATATGCGCCGATTGAATCTGAGAAACGTTAAGGTCGGCAGCTCGTAGTACAGAGCCATCGCTGAAGTCCACGATACGCTCAGACGCTGAGGTGAACCGTCGGATTTCCACACGGTCGAACCCGGTCGTGTCCACAAGGAGCTTCACTCTGGTCTTAGACACGTAGCGGTACTCAGTGATGTTGCTCAGCAGTCTGCGGTTGTCGTCTGACACCAGCGACACACGGACAAACTTACGGGACAGGTAGTCGAACGGGATGTCGAACTCAGTGGCCCCTACTGGGTACTGGATGACTGTTTTAATGTCTTGGTCCATTGTGACCTCCTTTTGTTGAATGAGAAGGGAAACCAATCGGTCTCCCTATAGTGTGTCCTAATTAGTTAGGCTTCGGCTGTTGCTTGATGGTGACCCCGTTGGCCTCATAGATTTTCATGATGAGCTGTTGGGTCAGTGGGTCGTTCGGGACAAGCTCCTTGGTGGAGTTCATCAGGCCAGTCATGTAGTCACGCTCAGTCGGCTTGTTGGGCGCTGTAGCAACACCGTAGGCGTTCTTAGCGGTCGCAATGACGTTCCCTACGTAACCCAGAGCCGGGACTTGAGACCCCAAGTTGCCCGCAAGGTTGCTCGACTCGGCTCTACCTTTGGACGCTCCGTCTTTCTTCTGGAACTGTTCCTCCTTCGGTAAGATGGTGGAGCGCAGCATGTTGGCATCTTGGAACCCAGCGGCACCAGCCATCATCGAAACGATGGACAGCGGGGCACCAGTGTGGGAACTTCGAGTCAACGCTGCGTAGCCCAGCATGGTCGGGTTCAGTGCTTTCTTCAGGTAGTCCTTACGCTGGGACTCTTGGAGGCCGTAAGCCTTCACGTGGGCCTGCATCGCAAAGTAAGTCCCGGCGATACCCAGAGACAACACGTGGGTCAACGCCATGTCGATAGCGCGGTTGTTCTTGTAGCCCTCGTAGAAGGACCGGATGAACTTGGCGTTGAGTGATTTGATGGTGAAGTTCTTGAACTGCATAGCCATCTTGACACCAGCACCGTATGCCTTGGAATCCTGCTGGGACACCTTGTGAGGGCGCAGCATGGTCTCATCGGCAACCTTATCGGCGAGACGCCACAGGTCCATCGCTCTCGGGTCCTGACTGAAAGCCTTCTTGTCCTTGATGGTGAACTGACCGTTAGCGTCACGAGTCGCGTGGTCGACAAAGAGTTGCTTAATTCCCTTCCACTGCTCAGGACTGATAGAGGCAGCTTTGAGGAAGTTCTCTTTACCAAACTTGGAACCTTTACCGCCTAGTGCCGCACCAGCCACATCACCGAGCACGCCCTGACGGGCAGTGTCCAGAATGTAGTTGGCCGTACCGTTCAACATCTTGGTCCAAGGAGAACGAGCCGACAGCTCCTGAGTACCGAACTTAATGGTACCAATGACTGACGCCATGGCCCCACTGGTATCGGAAGCCTCGCGGATTCGCTGTACGATGTCCTCGCGTCCCGGACGGATTAACTGGTCTAGTTCCTTACCGAACAGCGCCCCATGGAGTTCACGGAGTTCACTACCGGATACCGGAGAGGTTCTGGTGGCTAGGTCGCGCAACGTTGGGATACCGTGAAGCATCGCCTTAACGTTACCTTTAGCCAACATCCCCGCAATCTCGGTGAGGTTCTGAGGACCCATGTAGAAGTTCTTAGCGAAGAACGCTAGGTCATTCAGGGTGCGCATAGCGGTCTCAAAGGCTGTATCGTGGTTACGACGAGCACGTCCAGTGAGAATCTTAACGGTATCCTTCAGTGCTTCCACTTCACCCTTCAGCTGTCCCTTACGTTCAGCCCGCTTGTCTAACGCCATGATTTCGTCCTTGAGCTGCTGCGTCGTCTTACCGCTACCGCCCATGATGGAGATATCACCGTTAACTCGACGGTCGTACGCTGGGATAATCCGTGCCATGTCGAAGTCCCTCAGGTCGTTAACACTGAAGGTTGACCCATCCGGCAAGGTAACCGGGAGGTCGCTGTCGAACATGTTACGGGCCTCAAGGAACGAGTTGTTCTCGATACCGACCAGACCTGTGATGTTGTCATCAATGACACTGGATGCCGTGAAGTCCTCAGTGTGGCTGATGCCGTACGCCTTATCCATGGCGTGCTTCTGGACCACCTCAGGTGTCACTTGGTCTACCGACTTGTAGCCGTTGAGTTCCATCAGGTACTCGTCGACACGTGCCTTGACCTCAGGACGCACTCGGTAACTGGTAAGCCAGCTCTGAGCGATTGCCTGCTGGAGTCCTTCAGGTCCACCCAGCTTCTGCATCATCAGTTCCTTAGCACCCCTGTCGTACACGTTAGGCACGTATGTACCCTTGTGTCGACTACCGGGGAAGATGCTCACTGCGTTAGCGTTGCCGAAGATACCCGGCTGTTCCATCAGTTCACGCTTGGTGTCGAAGTGCTCTTTCAGCAGGTCCATCACCTCACGTTCACCTTTGGTCAAATCAGCCTGTAACTCTGGACGCTCAATCGCCAAGGCCGCACGCTTGTAGACTTCCTGACGGATGGCTCTACGAGACATCTTCTGCTCGCCCACGGAGAACTCTGGGTCCTTCATGGCACGGTCAACCGCGTCATACAGTTGGTTATACATCCGTTGGTCAGTCGCATGGAGCCGCTCATGGATGTCCGAAGCGGTCGCACCGAACTTACCACTAGACCCTGATTGCATACCTGTAGGTGAGCGCACGAGGTCCTGAGCGATTGCACGAACACCAGCATCCTTGGACCCTAAGGTCTTCAGGCCAATCTCAGTGAACCCACCAAGTTTGATACCTGGAGCTGCACGCTCTGGGTCAATCTCTGCGAAGTCACGTTGAGTCCTTGGATTAAGCGGGTTGGTATCACTCAGGATGGAACCATTGGCCAGAACCACTGCTCCCTCTTCGGTCGGGTGGTCGGCAAACGGAACGCCTCTGTGGTCCTGCTCGAACGAGAAGTTCTCTGGAGGCAGTGTCGAGGTATCATGACCACCAGTGTTGATGGCAGTCTCTCGTGCTTCCATACGGAGTGCTGGACCAGCGAACTCGTTCACGGATTCAACACCACGTGCCTTACGGATACCAGCAGCCACAGCGTCACTAAGGGCCGACATGCCAGCGCCGAACAGTAGACCACCTAGGGCTGCATCAGCGTAGTGAGCTTCACCACCAGCTACTGACGTACGGATTCCCTCAGAGGCAACGCTGAGTGCTCCAGCCTGTGCGCCTACTCGCAGGGCCTTATTGACCACCTTGAGTCCCTTCCCGGCCACACCGACCAGCGGCACATAACTTAGCGGGTCTACACCAGCGCCAACGATACCAGCAGCGAGTTTTGCACCAGTACCAGCCTCAGCTGCCCGTTGGTCAGCCTCGAAGTTATCCTTGGCCAACTTAATGAGGGCGTCCCAGTTCTCACCGTCACCACCAGTCACCACGCCGTAGTAACTCGGAGGTAACCCGGAGTCGCGCAGCTTCTGTAGGTCTTCCTTGGAGGGTACGTAAGAGTTCCAGCGAGTCGGGGTCATCGTGTCCTTGAACACATCGTACCCATCGTCAGCACGTGCAGCACGGAAGGCCACACCCAAGGTGGAGTTCTGAATCTGAGCCTCAGCAGCATCCCCGAATCCGAAGAAGGTGGACCGAGCGTTATACTCATCGAGAGTCGTCCCGGTCTTCTCCCAGAAGTCCTTAGCGTATGGTGTGTTGGGCGCTTCCTGCGCTACACCCTCAATGTCGAACCCATGGGACTCCGGCAGTTCGGTACCAACCTTTCCAGCCTTAGCGATGCCCTTGAAGGCATCCTCTGCGGGAATCCCTTTACCCTTTGGGGTGACGCCGCCGAACGCTTCCAGAGCGCCAGAGTTGGGACTCTTAGCCACGTCCAGCAGCTTGCGCATGTAGTTGCGTCCTTCCTCGGAGATAGACCCGAAGTCGCCCTTATCGTAAGCCTGAAGCTGAGGTGCACCCGATGGGCCTTCCCCTTGGTTGTACGCTAGGGCTGCTTTCAGCTCATCCCCATTGTACTTCTTAACGAGGCTCGCAAGCAGCTTAGCGCCAGCGTCAATGGCTAACTCTGGGTTGTAACGCCCATCGTCGTCACCATCGGTCACGTTAAGGCCCATAGCGCGGGCCGTGTTGCGGGTGAACTGCATGATGCCCTTAGGGCCAGTCTTAGAGATGGCCTTAGGGTTGAAGGATGATTCGTTAAACGATAACTTACGCAGGAGGTCATAGGAGACCCCATGAGAGTCTGCTGCCTTCTGGAAAATGCCATCGTAATCGCTAGGTTTGGACTTATCGTAGCTCATGTTGTCTCCTTAATGGTTATTGGTCACCACCTCCATAGATGAACTTCGGAGTGGCTTTACGTTTCGCACGGACACGCTCACCAGCGGCCTTACGGGCCTGAGTGGCTGCGGAGATAGGTGCACGCTTGGTTGCTTCCTTCAGTGCCTTCTCTTCGGCTTCCTTGGCCAGCCGCTGCTGCTGTTCCTGATAGGCTCGAGTCAGTAGCTCCTTGTCGTAGCGGATGCGTACAGTACCAGTGGTGTCCATCATGTATGAGGAGTCACCCTGCGAGTATACCGTAAGCTGTTTGTTTGCTATCCAAGGGTTTGCGGAAATTATGCCATTACGGGCTGCCTCTAGGATATCTAAGCCATATTTCCAACTATCAGGGTCATCACTGACCTGAAGTGCGTTCTTAGGAATCACACCAATGGTTCCTCCGTCGACTCCATCGCCCTTAATAGTTATGGTAGATTCCTTTAGGAATTTATCCACCTGTTGCAGAGCCATGTCGCTGTTTCCTGTGCGGTATTTCACGCTGTCGTAGAGCTTGCGTGCAACACTGTCAAGGCTGGCTGGGATGCGGGACAGCTCGGGAGACTCTGAGTTGTTCTTCAGGGACACCCACGCCTTATCGTCCTCGTACTGCATCTCTTTAGTGAGACTACGACGGGAACGGTCAGAGTCGATAAGAATCTGCGGGTCTATCCCTTGCTTATCCATCATGTCCAGCGTAAGGAACAGCTCAGCCTTGTCTGGATACAGTGCCGCGAACAGGTTCGGGTCTGTGTTACGCATGGTGCGCAGCTTATTGAGTGCAGGGGTATTATCAGGCAACTTACCGTTAATCACAGCGGCAGACCACTCAGACCCGGCGTCAGTTACCATCTGGCCCACAACGGTACGGAAGGCTCCACCCTCTGAGTCTGCCCGGAGGTAGCTCAGCTTCATGCGGTCCTTCTGTTGCTCCGTGAGCTGCATCTGGTCAATCTCAGCCAGCTTACCGTTGGCATAATTCACCATGTCACTGTGAGTGAACTCGCCAGTGTTCTCGTTGGTCGGCATGTCCTTGTAGCTGGTGGACACGTACTGACCGTTGATGCGCTTGGTGAACTGCTGGTCGATGACCTGATTCTTGTTGATGGTCTTCTGACGCTTGTCCATCTCCTTGGCTGCTGCTTGGGCCTCCTGACGGAAACGGGCCTGCATCTGCTCCTCAGCCTGAATCAAGCGCTCACGCTCTGGGGTCATCTGCTCACCGGGCTGTAGGCGGTCTAGCTCAGCCTTGGCACCCTGAAGCATCTCCCAGCCCTTGCTGGTATCGTCTTGGTTCAACGCGCTGGTAATCCCAAGGCGGAAACCTTCGGACAACTTAGCGTCATTGTCGAACTGAGTCGACTGGGCCTTGACCATCAGGGCGTTCCATTGCTCCTCACCCATAAGCTCCTTATAGGTCGTGGTCTTCCCGTTAAGGGTTACCTGACGGCCCTCAAGGCTCTGCAAGAAGTTGGTAGCACCCGGACGCTGAATGACGTCGTTAAGGGACCCGATGATGACCTGCTGTGCCTGAGCGTCGCTAGGGATACTCCCGGTCTTAAGCGCATTATCGATGTAGCGCTGGAAGAACTCACCTGACTCCGGTCGAGCCAGAACGGCAGGGTCCTTAAGGACACCTGACAGCTCTACCTTCGAGGCCAGTATGGCACCCTTCTGGGCCTGCTCGCTTAGGAACGCATCGTGCTTACCGTACAGCGAGATGTTACGCTCGGTGATGTTCGCGTTGAACCCTCTCTGGAACTCAGAGTCCTCAGGGTTAATCATGAACTGTTCAGCGAACTCATTGGCACCCTCCGTCAACCGTTTGTGGCGGTACTCTTCCATCTCAGCACGAGTACGGAACTCACCGTTCTGAACGCGCTGCGCCACTTCGTCATCAATGAGGAACGCAGCGTTACGACCAGTCTTGAACCGTAGGGCCTCCATAGCGTACGGGTCATCCTGATACAGCAGGGTCCCGTTCTTGATTGCCTCCCGGCGCTGCTCTGGGGTCAACTTGCGGATAATCTCATCGGACCGCTCATCGGCCTTGTCCCGTTGACGCTTGTCGTAGGCATCCGCTGCCTCACCCATCGCAGTACCAAACTTCGCCAAGGACTGCACGAGGTTGGACTGACGGAACCCTTCCTGTTGGATGGTCACTGGGCGATACTGCATGGACGCTGAGCCACCACGGATACGGGTAGACCCGGCCTGTGGTAGTTGGCTTAATGCTTGTTCTAATTTACTGGCCATTACTTACCTCCTACCTTAGTACCTTGGGCCTGACTAATTGGTGCCTTGGTTCCCTTACTGTCGAATGCACCGGAAGCATATGCGGATGCACCCTGTGATGTCATCAGCGCCAGCGGGTCCAGTACCTGCTCCAGCTTAGACTTACCTTTGCCCTCAGCCTTCTGCAAGGTCTTAACTTGATCGATGGTCGACTCAGAGTTGCCAAGCTGTTGGGCGAACAGTGACGCATAGTCTCGACGGTAATTATCGGTGACCGCGTTGGCCTCCCGGATGTATTTACCCTCTTCGATTCGACTGATACGGTCCATGCTGTTACCCTCAAGGTTTCCCTCTCCGATAGCCGCACGGATTGTACCCATAGCCTGAACCTTGTCGAGATTCTTGGCGGTAAGGTCAGCTGTGGCCTCTTCCAGTTTCTGCTTCTGCTCGAGGCTCGCGTTGGCGTTCTGAATGTTCGACTCTTTAATCATCTGGGCAGACTGTCGGCGCATCTGGTCATTCTGGAGGCCAATCATCTTGGCTTCACTGCGAGACTGACCAATGGCCTGTACTGCCGTCATTGCAATTGGAATAGCTGCCATCCAGCACATAGTTATCTCCTCGTTATGGTGAACAGTTGGAACTTCCCACCCTGAGTGTACTCCTCGTGGAATACAGCACCGATGGACTTAAGGAACCGCTTGTGAGGACCATTACCGACCCACACGAAGTTCCACAGGGATGGATGAACATTTAATAACATGTCCCTGTACTCCATGATTCTCTCACGGAACTCCAGCTTGCCAGCCCTGTCGAGTCTCCACACTTGGTCACTCGTGACGAACCAGCACTGGTCTCCGCAATGTCCACCTATAGCCAAAGGAAAACCATCGTGGTCTAACGTGACACACTCAGTAACCGCTGGGAACGATGGTTCTATACCCATGGCCTGTGCCTCAAGTACGTCATGGTAGGCCGGGATGAATAACTCGAAGTCATTACTTACAGTGTTTCTTATGTACATGCTTTAAGTCCCCTCTTAGTGTGGTCTCCCTATAGTGTGCCCTAATTGAGCACACCATAAGGATTCCTTCAGTTAAATACCGTTGGCGCGTCTGCTGTAGTTACCCTCCCAGCCACACCCAATGATTGACACCGGGGAAGCGTTGAAGGAACTCAGAGACACCTTCTGGTACAAAGCGTTGCCTGTCACCGGGAATCGGTATTGACCAGTAGTTGTAGCCTTCTGACCCAGACGTAGGCCAGTAGAGCCAACTCTGGCGTTTACCAGATAATTGAACTCACGGCTACCGTTGTCGACGCTCACAGTGAACGCTCCGGTGTTCTGATAGTTCACCCACGCTCTACGCAGCTGTAGACGACCAGAGTCCTCAGTGGACGTTGTGCCGTCATTCTGCTCCTGCTTGATGAGGAACCGACTGAACACATACTGGAAGTCGTACAGGAACCCAATGACGATATCCTTACCGGAGATGTCACCGCTAATGCGGATGTCTGGGGTCGAATCCCAAGAGTCACCCATCGGCTCATACTCGGTGATTTTGCCGTCACTCTCGCAGATTGCCACCGTACCCTTGGAGAACGACGCACCGTAGATGTCCTTGACGTTCACTACCGTCTGGTTCGTCTCGATGTCATACGCAGTCTCTGAGATGTGGTATGACCGCTTGGCGTCCACGTGGAACCTGTAAGGCTCGAACGGGAAGTCGGTCGACTCCTTCTTAAAGTCCACAGCGGCTATCCACACGTTGTAGGCATTCCGCATCAGCAGGTACATCGTTGAGTTGATACAGTTTGCCGCCATCACCTCCACACCGTCCCCGAAGTCCCAATGGGACCACGACTGCTGACGGATGTCCTCATTCATGTAGAGGAACTTGTAGATGAACACCTTGCTGGGAGCACCCTTGGTCAGCACACACGCGAAGTTCTCAGTACCGGACCCGTTGATGCTGTACACACCGTTCGGAATGTAGTTCGGGACGTGGGCCGTCATGTCCTCTGCGTTCTTCACAGAGCTTACATCCTGTACCGCGTAGTAGCGCATGATGGACGTAAAGGAGCTGCGAGGGGACGCATAGTAGATGTTTCGACCGATACCATAAGGACGCGCACGGTCTGACACATCGAACTGAGTGGTCAGGTCCAGCTGTGCAGTCTTAGCGGATAACACACCGTTGGCCGACAGGACGAACTGTGCCTCATCAGACCACAGCAGAAGCTCCTCAGCGAAGCTCACAGCGTACTTAAGGACCGACACCCGGTTATGACTCACGGCCACGTCCAGCGGGTCATCATCGGTGTAGTTGGCTACTGACGGCGGGTAGAACTCGAAGTATTTACTGGTACGGGACATCACAATGTTCTCCCCAGAGATGAACCCTAAGCGGTTCCTGAAGAAGAACACATCGGTTATCGTCGAGTTCACAAAGGATGGCTGAGGGTTTGTGTCGTCGTCCCCAGCACGGCGGTCTCTCCACTCGTGGTACCCAAGGTCAAAGTTACCGTCAGCCGCACGCACCAGCGTCCAAGGCATCGTGTGGTACTCAAGGCCGACCGAGATGTTCCACCCAACAGTTTCCTTCCAGACCTTCTGACTCTTGTCGTACTTAACGTAATACTGGTCTGCGGTCTTGGATGTGTCCCCGACAATCTTCACCATGTACCCATCTGGAGCGTTCAGAGGCAACTTAGAGAAGCTCTGGACGTAATGAGTCACAGGGTTAATCAGCTGGTCTGCGTAACCGTCCTTTGTCTCCAAAATGTCGATGGTGGTATCTGCGGGAGCAATGCAGTGGATGAACCCTGTTCCCACGTTAAACGTCCACGTAGGGTGTGCCGCTCTGAGAAGAGTCGCTAGGGCCTCGGCGATAGCCTGTGCGTCAACCTTAGGCGGGTCATCCTTAGCGTTGTCACCCGGAGGGAGCTGGTGGCTTACCCACACACCGTTAATGTTCACTTCGAGCTTACGACCATACTGGCCACCGCGAACGTTAATGATGGCGTCCACGTTATCTCGGAAGGTTCCACCGTTGGTCATGTTCTGGTTCTCCCGGACCTGTCTGGTTCGGTTCACGATGAACGTGTAGTCGGCCACGGTGACCATCCGCAAGTTATCTTTAGGGTTATTGACGGTCACGTAAGAGCGGTCGCCACGGACATGATACTCATAGCCGGACAGGTCGAATACCCGAACGTCATTCCCTGTGAACACGGCGTAATACTGCTCGTATTCGTCACGGTTGATGAGGTGGATGTATGGGTCTTCCCCAAGATACCCACGGCCTCCTAAGGACTTGATGAACACCATAGGTGGTCGCTTCTGGAGACCCTCAGTCTCGGAGGACCAACCGTTGACCTGAAGCGTCCCCTGCTCTGGGTACCGTAGGATTTCAGGCTGCTGGCTAATGCCTCCCTTGAGGTTCTTGATTGATTGTGATACGAGAGCCATTTGGTCCTCCTTAAGTTTACTGTTAGCGTCCGATGAGACCCTGTACGTATGCGTCACCGTCGAGCATGTTGTACTGACCGAAGTCCATCTCGTACTCGTTGCACGCCATACGCGCTTCCATCTCCTCCTGTGCCAGAGAGTTCTCTACGTCCTCTGCGCCAAAGAACCGAGAGTTGAACTGACGGCTGGCCTTGGTGACAATCCACTGGCGGAAACACTCAGGCATCTCATCGTAGTCCTGAAGGGTAATCAGGGTCACGGTGATTGGTCCTGAGAAGGTATCTGTCCCTGTGGACTTGTCATACACCCAGCCCCCACGGTTAACGTACTGGCCACCAAGGATGGACAGGTAGGCAGGACGGAACGGAATAAGCCCAGTGCTGGCATCCGGGGTCAGCGTGGCCGACTCATTGATGTTGAAGGCCCAACCTTTGGACTGAATCTGGCGGTTAATCCTGTTGAGGATTCGACGGGCGTTCGCTACGTCTGCGCTACCATCTTCGTCGAGTGTGGTCACAGGGGATTCACCGATGGCTGCGAGCATCTCGTTGACTGCATCCAGCTCAGCGGCAGACCCAAAGTAAGCATCTTGCATGTTCATATTGTAAGCTCCTAACGAAAAAACCCCTCAGAGACCGTGAGTGGTCCCCAAGGGGTTTGGCTTATTGTTCCATCGACTTAAGTGCCTTGTTACGTGCACGTGTGATTGCGGCCTTCTGCTGAGGCGTGAGAGCTACTTCCTCCGGTTCACTCTCAACGGTTGCACTAAAGGCTGCTACTCTTAAGCCGACGCTTTGAAAACCAGCGCACCAGCAGATTCTGGACGCAGGCCGCCGTGACCCATCGCGTACTTAGCGACAATCTGGTCAGCCTGATACTCGGTACGACGCGCACGCTCCAGAGCCAGGTCTTTCAGTTTAACGGTACCAACAGCGGAACGGTGCTGGAACAGGCCCACAACGTTCTCTTTGTTGACTTTACCACCAGTTTCCGGGAAGGCGTGCTTCTGGTTGGTCGCTTCTGCGCCTTCGTCCGGGCGGTCATCACCAGCACCACCAGCGGTCAGGTGCGGAACCTCGACGACTTCGAAGCCCATCACGTTGCGGATAGAGCCACGCTCAGGGTCAATCAGAGCCGCATAGTTCGCAGCGTTAGGCATCAGAGCCGCCAGAATCGCAGAGTACACGTCCGGGGTGGTGTAGAACGTACGGTCGTTAGCCGGGACGTAGTTCTTGGTCAGAGCTGCACGAGCAATGGTCAGCTGTGCGATAACCGCTTGGCCCAGTTTGACCGGGTCGGTCAGGTCAGCTTTCAGACCAACTTCCAGCAGGGACGGTTTGCCCAGACCAGCGATGTTCTCGTTGACGGAATCAGCGAGGTTAACCAGACCAGCCAGCTCAGCCAGTACCGCACCATCAGCCGCCATCGCCAGAGATTCACCAATCTGAGAGGTGTACTCGGAGCGCACGTCATAGTGGTTCATCGCGTCTTCGATGTCGTAAATCAGCACGTCCGCAGTCAGCAGGCCATCAATGTTAATGGTCTTCTCGGTGTGCTTGATGTCTTTACGTTTGTCGTCCAGAGACTCACCCGGTTGCAGGTAAGCAGCCTTGGTGCGACCAATCACAGGGAACTGTGCGGACTTACCGGAGCTGATTTGACGCTGCATGTGACGGTTAGTGGTCACAGAGGTACGAGCGAATGCGGTCAGGACTTCACCGCCGAATACTTTCAGGAATAGCGCCAGCTTGTCTGCTGCGGATTGACCTTTACCTTGGTTGGTACCGAGCTGCTGTCCACCTTGCATGTTAGCCATGTTGAATCTCCTTATGTTGTTTATACGAAATGTTTTGAGGTACTACTTGAAACGAGGTGATACTCATTGTGTAACTCTAAGCGGGAGGACAGACCAAGACATCGGTCATACCGAGAGGAACTATCTGTCTCTCCCTATAGTGTGCCCTAATTCATTAGAACGTTGAGTCGATTACCTTTTGCTCTACTTCACGACGATACTTAGAGTCGGTACGGTAGCGCGGGTCGGACATCGCTTTAATCATCTCAGCTTGAGACTCGAAGCCTACAGCCTTGCGTGGAGCAGGTTTCGCTGGGGTTGCACGCTTGGCAATAGAGCGCTCAGCTTTCTTACCAAAGGTTTTATCACGAGACTGTCCCGCTAGGTTCAGAATCGTCTTCATGGTGGCTACATCACGAGACTCAAACGCCTTGATGAGCGCCTCGGCACCCTCAGGGTTATTGGTCTGCATGTGACTGTAGACCTGCTGGAAGCGCTCACGGCCTCCCACGAAGTCCATCACTTTCTCTACGTACTGGTTGACCAGAGCTTCCTGACCACGAATGTACGCATCGACGAAAGCCTTACTGTAGCCCGCCTCGGCCAGCTCCCGGTAAGATTCATCGGACAAACTGTCCTCGTTCTGGTACTCCTGCTGAATACGGGTCACAGCATCCTGTGAGAGACCGCGTTCGATTGCAGTAGCAACCATGTCGTTAAAACCAGCTTCGTGTTCTTCCAGCTGCTGAGAGGCTTCGTTGATGTCAGCCGGAGTTTCACCAATAGGTTTGAACTCTTCAGGTTCACCGTCGTCCCCGGTTACTTCCTCCGACTGACTCTCATCGTCGCCCTGCTGTTCTTCTTCACCCTGACCCTCTTCGCCATCCTGTTCGTCTGAACCATCAGCGGAGATACGGACCTGCATACGGCCCTCTTCAGGTTCACCGAACGGGTCCACATCGGAGCCATACGGGTCATCATTGTTGGTGTTCAGCTCGATTGCATCATCGCCATCGCGGGCAGCAACATCAAGAGCCAACATGTTTTCTTGGTGCTCCTCAGGTGTACTACCAGTCAGTACAGCACTGTTAACACCGAAGGATGCGTATACGTCTGCGTTAGATTCGCCAGCCATTTCAATCTCCTTAAAGTTAAGACTAAGAGGGAAACACGAAGGACTCGAACCTTCTGACCAGACCTCATTCAATCTGGATGTATCTCCCTATAGTGTGTCCTAATTACATGCCCGGTTGCATACCGACTGAATCAGCCGCTGCGGCCATCGCTTCAGGACTTGCAGTAGCCTGTGCGGCCATCCCCTGACCCAGCGCTGCGGCCCCTTGCTGAGTAGCAATCTGAGCACCCTGCTGCGCCATAAGGGCGTTCTTCTGCTCCTGAGTGAGAAGCATGCCAGCCGTGTCGAGTCCGATAGCGTTGGCGATGCGCAACTTGAGGTTAGCCAAGTTTAGGTCATCATCACCTTCGAGGGCCTTAAGGGCCGACCATGCGTTGATACAGCGCTCCAGCTTGTCGAGGTCTTGACCACGTCCGATAGCCTCAAGGCCAGTGCTGATAGTTGGCTCGACGGCCTCTTTAGGTAACTCCGGGATTTGCTGCGTGGCTTGTAGTTGCTTCAAGAGCACTCTTACCAGAGGCAGCTGGAGTTCCTGAGAGAGAATCGAGTAGACACCGCCAAGGGTATCTTCCAGCTCTGACGCCACGTACCGAATCTCTTCGGCTGTGACTCGCTCACCTGTACGTTGTACCGCACTGTTGAGCATAAAGGCATACGAGAGGCGAGCCTCAATGGTGTCGCTTACGTTCTTCGCTACGGTAAAGTCACCGGACTTCTCCAGCTGGAGGAACTCGATGTCCTGCTTACGGCCCGGTACGAACGCACCAGACTGTGCTGCCGTGAGTCGGCGGACCTGAGTGATACCTGCCGGGTCTACCAGACCGATAACCTTAGCGGTAATCATGGCCATCTTCACGATAGACTCTTGGAGGTTCTCTAGGGACTTGAGGTCGCCCAGATACTCTTCCACGTAGGAACGACCGTAGGATTCACCGTCGATGCGCACCATGCGGACCGGAATGTACGGACACTCTTCGAGCGGGTACTCAGCCTCACTGCCCGGAACCACCGCTTCGGCAACCTCTTCATACTTCGAGTAGCCGTCCCCGGCTTCGTTCAGATACACGTGGGTGTAGACGTCAATCTCAGCGTCTTCCTTCTGCTCACCTTGGGCTGCTTCCACTTGGCTGCGGACATCCTCAGGGAGAGCATTGAACGCAATCTTGTCGAGAGTGACAATCTGGAGTACGTTACCGAAAGCGTCTCGCTGGACCACATACGAGTTCAGACGATAGAGCTTCATCGGGGTGTAACCCTCAGGCTCCGGTAAGTACAGTAGCGCGTTCCCGGCCACACACAGTTGCTTCAAGCACTCAAAGAGAGTCACTCGGTAACTGTTGGACTCGATGTAGTTCATGATGATGCGCTCTACCATTGAGAGGCCCTCATCGACCTTAGCGAGACCCTCAGCGTCACCCAGAAGGTTCTTCGCTTCGTATTCACTAATGGTCAACTTCATCCATGACTGCATCGGGAACAGGGCCAGCATCAACTTGGACGCTAGGTTGTTCAGGCCGCGAGCACCTACGGATTGCCACGGAGTCGTGTAATCGGTTGATGCGTTATCGGAGTCCTTAGGGAACAGTGAGGGAATCGTGTACTGCGCACAGGACTCTGCTCGTGTCTCATAAGGCTGTCGGTCGTTCTTCAGACGGTCGTATACCGCCTTGGCTCCCTCCTCTGCGAAGCCTTCGAGTTTAACTTCTGCCATTTGTTAGCCCTCCCCGTAACCAATCATAAGTTAATCCCACCGCCAGAGCTGCGGGAAACTGAGAGGGACTTCTTACCGGAGGCACGAGTTTTCTTCTTGCCAGACTCTGTGTCTGCCGAAGACTCAACGTCCTCCACGACCTCTTTCGGTGCTTCCTGAGGTGCTGCCACAGGTGTCTCAGCGGCTGTCTGCACGTTAGGTGCGTCTGCTGCCAGACCAACAGCCTTGAGTGGTGCCTTGACTACCTTGGAGATAGCCTTCTTGATTTTCTTGAACAGTCCCATGTTAGCCTCCTAAAGCTGACTTACGGATTTTACTGACGGACCCTGTAGGCTCGGTCGTCTTGGCCACCTTGAGTGACTTACGCCCTGACACCTCGGGAGTGGTGCTGTTTGAGTCTTCGTCGCCACCGTACTGGATACCCTTAGGTTCCTCAGTGAGCGGAGCTGGCTCAGGGACAGTTGTTGTGTCAACCTTAGGTGCTTTCATCTTGGGTGAGAAACACATAATCAATCTCCTTCTTTGAGTGCACGCTGACGGCCCTCCATCTCGTCAAGGACACGCGAAGCCATGTAGTGACCGTACAGTACACCGGAGATGAACTCCTCACTGTGGCCAGCCTCACGCAGCTTACGGACCTCTGACTGATACAGGAAGTCGGCATTGAAGCGAGACTGTAGGTACTCCTTGACAGCTCGCGGTACATCGGGAAGGTCATTGGGATTGTTAAGGATGTGCTCTATAGGTTTTAACATTTGAGTCTCCTCTTTAAGTAATCTTTAAGTAATAATCATAATGGGCACTTCCCTATAGTGGGTCCTAATTGTGCCCATGAGTTTATCACTCTGGTTTATGCTCGACTATCTGCTTGATAATCAAGGCCAACATCCAGAGACCACGAGCGACTAAGCCCATGGTCAGTACGATGAGAATCAGCTGCCCGGTTGCCATAGAGTAATCTCCCCAGTCTCGATGTTGTACTCATCAGAACGGAGGATGCGAGCCATCTGGCCCTGCTTGATTACGTCCTCTTCGGTCATCCCTGCTTTGGCACCAATGGACTTAATGCAGTCCCAGAGCGTCTCTCCCGGCTCAGGAGTGCGTTTCACCCACTTGGTTACCTCTTGGCCCTTGTTCTTGCCGGACTTCAGCACGGACGTTACAGGCTCCACAATGAAGGGTTCCTTGAGGAAGTCCTCAGCGGTATCACCCCATCCGGGAATCCCGCCGTAACCATCGGTGATATCTCCCTTGATAGTCTGGAAGAGATGCCAGTAGTCGGCTGTCTCCTGAGTCTGCACGAGGATGTTACCAGTCGTACACCACAGGAAGTCGCAATCCGGGATGGTCTTAAAGTCCTTGTCACAGGAGACCAGTACGGCCTTCTCGTAGTTGTACACGAGAGGGTTAGACCCGATGATTCCCATCACGTCATCGCCTTCTAGCTGAGGCTCAAGGACGCACGTGTAGGCCTCGAAGACGTACTCAAGGAACTCGAAGTAACCCACAGGTTTCTTGACGACTGCGCGGTTCTCTTTGTACGTTGGGTCCACCAGCAGCTTGCGCCAGTTGACACGGTCGGTGAACGCCAGGACTACGTCTGCATTCTTCCACGCCTTCTTACGGCCCTTGTAGGACTCGATGGAGTTCTCCAGAATCTCGCGGGCCTTAGCGTGGTCACAGCAACGGTGCCAAATCTCCTCCTCCCACGAGGCATCGAACTCAGCGGCGCTCATGGCTTGGAATACCAGCCAGTCACCATCCATCACAAGGACACCCTTGGCAATCTTCTGGGCTGCCCGGTAGTCACTGAAGGATAACAATGTGTGCTTACTCATAAGCAACCTCCATGGGTCTTAAGGAATTTCACTCCGGCACTGGTAATTTCCCAAGCGCCACCATTACGACCACTCATGGTCAGGCACGAAATGTGACCACGGCTCGCAGCCTCAGCGACTAACGCAGCGTTGTTGCGCACGTAGTTCGACTGGAAGGACTTAGGGCAGCCCTTGAGGGCCGCCAGAACTTTGAGGTACTCGCTCACTTGGTCACCCTCACGCTTGCTGGGGAGAAGCGTACGGTCACTGACTCACAGTTGACCTCCTTGCCTAAGTCCTTGATTGCTTCACGCAGACCGCTCTGTAGAACGAGGGCGAGCGCTGCCTCGTGTCCGTTGGTGACTGCCTCGGTGACGATGTGCGCCTGCCGCTTGTCATCCACGCCATGAGCCAGTTCAAGCAGGTCCTTAAGGAACTCCTGCTCTTGGTCGTTACTCATAGTCGCCGTTACGTCGAACGTTACGCGAAACTGTTTGTTAATTCCCATGATAAATCTCCTGTATCATTAGTGACATACGGCCCAGTTCGGACCCATCTTACCTTCTGTATCCAGACGGCAACGGAACTTAAAGTGTTCCCCCACGTTACGCATAGCTTGTTGCGCAGTGTCAATCACCTGCTGTGCAATCTCTGGGGTCCGGCAGGCCACTTGTATTTCATCGTGAACCCACGCCATGTAGGCGAAGTCGCCATCCCATCCGTGCTTCAATCCCACTTTAAGAAGCAACTCTTCAGTCTCGACAATCCACAGCTTACAAATGAGCGCACCCGCTGACTGAAGCAACGTGTTGAGCGCGGCATGTGGTGACCGTACGTGTACCTTTCTTCCATCCAGTCCCTTAATCCAGCGTCGTTTCCACTTGACCTTCTGCTCTCCGGCAACCCATCGGGATGACTCGACGAGTGTCTGCTGGATTCCTTCACGCAACGCTGCGATTGCTGGGGTGTTCTCAAGGAATTTCTTCTTGAGTTCCTTTCCGCGTTCCTTACCTGCTCCCACAATCTGTCCAATCTTTTCGTCTCCAGCACCATAGAGGAAACCGTAGATGAATGTCTTGGCGTTATCACGTGTTGGCAACTCAGCCGCCGTTTGGTTGACTGTGTGTATATCACCGTTGAGAATGACATCCGCATATGCCCCGTCGTCGTACTTAGACATGAAGTGTGCCAGACAACGGAGTTCGAGTCCACTGGCGTCGATGCCCGCTTGAACCCAAGGCTGTCCGGTAAGTCCGTCCAAGTGATGCTCTGCGCCGAACGCTGCTCGACAAGGCTCACCATACGGCGAACGAACGCCCGGAACTTGACCAAGGTTAGGGAAGCTATGCGTTGCTCGCCCTGTAACTGCACCATTAGGGTTAACACTTCCATGGATTTTACCATCCTCTTGAACGTAACGGAGCCACGCTTTGTCACCCTCAGCCGCCTGACCGATGCGCTTCTGTATCATCAGGTACTCTTTAATGAGGTCGATGCACTTCTGCTTCTCAGGGTCTTCCACACGCACGTGCTCAAGGACCTCGTCGTCTACCTTAGGTGCACCCTTGTCGGTGAACTCTGTCGGTACCCATCCGGCTTCCTTCAGCTTGAGCGCAATGTGGTCTCGGCTACTGGGGTTAAACACAACGTGCTCTACTGGTGTATACGGAGCGCCCTCTACGTAATCCCGAGTGTCCAGCTCGCAGGGTTCACGACCCTCACGCTGAGCTTTGTTCTTGGGTTTCTTGTAGATGGCACCTTGCTTCGGGTACTTCACTCGTGGGTATTTACCCAGAGGCTTCCCGGTGCGCGGGTGCAGGAATAACTCAGTGCCACCCTTAGGTTGGTACCAAGTTCCGAAAGTGTCGGTGAGTGTCTGAAGGAGTTCGGAACGACGACCAGCGAGTTCAACGTAGAGTTCCTCAATGGCCTTGGTGTTGAACGGGAATCCGTTACGCTCCTGCTTAGCGAGTAACCAAGCGGCTCGGTGTTCCAGCCAGACGGCCTCGCAGGAATACTGCCAGAATGTCACAGCATCGTGCATCCACCAGTTATCCCCGCAACCAGCAGCCGGGGGGAAGTAGTGCTTGTCGCTCAGTAGTTTCTCTAAGAGCGCCTTAGTCACCACAACGTCCTGAACGTTATAGGCCATCATCGGCTCGTTGAAGCTAATCCACTCAGCACCGTCCACATAGTCCTCTCCCTGTTCCTCAAGGAGCTTCTTGAAGTCGTCCTTGTACTCACCCTTCATCTCGCCTAAGCGGTAACCCCACGCCTCCAGAGCGTGAGAACCGAAGCGCTTACCGGGTAACTTACCGGAACGCAGCAGGGCCATGTCGGAGTCCTTGATGTTCGCAAACAGCAAACGACTAAGTACCAACGTGTCCACTACGTTCTCACGCGGCAGGTGGAACTCTCGGTTTAACTGGAGCTTGGCCAGCTTGGTTAACACTGGGGCATCGTACTTGTGACCGTTGTGGAATACGATGAGACCACCGCGAGCCACCTCGGCTTCTAACGCATCGAGATACGCTGAGAAGTCCCAAGGTCGATACGATACGTACTCGTCCGTGCTGTAGTCATAGATGACCCCACAGTGGAACTGAGTGACTTTCTCTAAGAGGTTGTTCGCCTCGATATCGGTTACTAACATAGTGGTCTCCTGTTACTTAACGACGCCCGATGAAATACTCACGCGGACGGATTGTCAACTTACTGTTCTCAATTGCGAAGCTGCCTGTAAGTACGTCAGCACCCAGACGACTAACGCCACGGACGTGGGACACCTGTGAGAACTTATTGCCGACACTGCGAATATAAACGGTACCACCAAGAGCACCATCCTCCCACGTTGCCAGTTCGCCAGCCCTCAGCGGGGCCTTGTAGTCGCTACACTTCGGAGCAGGCTTCTGCCAGCCCTTAAGGTTGTCATGTTTCCACCCCAAGTTATACAGGATGTGTACCGCTGCTGACTGCTTCGCTTCGTGAATCTTAGCGGCTTCCAGCTCTTTGGTCAGCTTCTCGATGTCTGCACGGATTTCTTCAGGTTTACGCATGGTAATGTCCTCTCAATATGTTGTGTATGATAATCATAAAGGCCACTACATATAGTAATGACCTTGAGTTTATCACTTAAGCTCTGACGCTGCGGCCAGTCGCATGGATGTTTCTCCAACCTCTTTACTCAGAATGGCGTCACGCACTTTGTCCTCACCCACAGCTACAGCTGCTGCTACAGCTACGGATGCCAGCAGTCGAGCTGCTTGAGTATCGTCGAGGGTCACACGCTGAGTATGCGCACGGTTATCACTCTTAGCCTTCCAACGGTAGACCAGAGTAACCTTGTCGTTGCGAACGTTGATGTGAACCTTGCGGCCCCACTGGTCAACAGTGTCTGACAGTTGAATGGTATTGCCGGGGAATTTAGCTTTGGTAGTCATTAGAAGAACTCCTTAAGTTTCAGAGCTTTAAGTGCAACTTTCGCTGCCTCTGCGGTTGCATCCAGAGATGCCTGACGCGCCTTGTCGGCTGCTTTAGCCAGCTTAGCGGCTGCTTCCGCTTCCACCTTGGATGCTTTGTCCAGTGCCTTGGCTTCACGGATGTACAGCGCGATGACCAGACGGCCTAAAGTTTCAATAAGTTTAAACATGATGGTTCTCCTATTTATGGTTAAAGTCTCTGTACATTCTTGCTCTGAATGCTTCGAGCGTTGGGCAGCAGTGCTCACAGGAGCACCACTCGTCATGACTAGTAGTCATCTTCTTCGTGGCCTTCCCAGCCAGTATCTCCCTCTCCTTCTCCGCCAGTGTAGCTAGACGGTTCAAGGAGTCCGGTCTTTTCGTTGTACTCCATGTACCCCGCAATGCCAACGCCAATACCATTAAAGCGACACTTGAGAATACGAAGGAGGACAAGATTAGGCATGTCCCCTTGCTGATTACGCTCAAGGGCAATGATAGTATCAGAGAGTTGGCGCAGAGACCCAGACCCACGCAGGTCAGTAATGGAAACAGCACGTCCTTCTTCATGAGCTTTACCTTTCTCCGGGTTCTTCAGGTGGCAAATAACAATAAGCACCACTCCGGTTGACTTAGCGAACCCTTTCAGCTTGGTCATGAGTCGGTCAATCATCTTGCGCTCATCGGATTCCTCCGAGGCTGACACTACGATTGAGATGTGGTCCAGAATGATTACGTCACAGTTCAACCCTGTGCGCATGTAGTGCAGCTTGGCCAGCAGTCGGTCTACCTCAGCTTCCGCAAAGGAGTCATAGAGGTGGAACTGGTCGGAGCCATACAGCTCATCGAACCACTCATCGTATGTGCCATCCTCAATGAGTTTCTGCTTGAACTCCCGAGGTTGCTGCCGTAAGCGGATGCCGTTAGCAATCCCTAGGACATCCTCCATGGTCTCCTCTACGGACTCCTCAAGCATCGCCATGCCTACCCTCAGCCCCTGCCCTCTGGCGAACCCTAGGGCCTGCTGTCGAACGAACGTAGACTTACCCATTCCTGACCCAGAAGTGACCATGATGACTTCGCCACCACGTGCACCCAAGGTTCGGTCATTCAGTCCCGGACATCCCGAGAAAAGGTATCCTACGCTTTGTTCGCTGGTCATGGCCTCACGCACTCGGTCCTTCATGGACATCGCGCCGATGACACCATCGGGTACCCAAGGTGCAGCGTTCCATATCTGGTCGAGAACCTCCTTGCCCTTGCCTTTGAGTAAACACTCGTTGGCGTCCTTCTCGGTCAGCACGGCCACGTGGACCTTACCGGGAGGGAGAACCTGAGCGGCTTCCTCTACAGCTGCACGACCCGGCCCATCCATATCGAACATCAGGATAATCTGGTCGAAGCCATCGAAATACTCGTAGTTTGCACTGCAAGTTTTCTTAGCAGCCGACGCACCGTGACCGAGAGAAACCACAGGCCACTTACAGTCCTGAAGTTGCATCACGGTTAACATGTCGATTTCACCCTCGGTGATGACAATCTTCTTGCCACCATTCCATAGGTGCTTACCGAACAGTGCATCCCCTTTGTGAGACCCTCTGGTAGAGAAGTTCTTCTCCTTGTCCCTCAGCTTCTGGGAGACGATGGAGCCATTCTGGTCACGATAGTCGGCCACCTGATAGGCGGTCCCTCTGACCTTGGCGACCCAATAGCCAGCCTTCTGGCATGTCGCCTTTGAGATACCACGAGCGGTCAGGTCAGTGTATCGACCGTCACTCTCGCCGAATACCAATAAGCCTGAACCTTGTGTATTCATCCCGTAATTCCCTCCTTTGGGTCTTCTCGATGATAACTTTTCGGTACGTTCCTCTGAGCCTCTCACTCGGTGTTGACACACGAAGCAATACTCATGTCCGTCAGAGTACACTGAGTTACCATCAGAAGAACCACAGTTTTCGCACGGAGCGTGGAACAGGAAGATACTCTCCTGACCATCTTCTCGACTGTCCCCGTAACTCATAAAGCCATTCCATCAACACACGACATGAAGAACGCTATGAGGAAGGTAACACCCCACAGTCCGAGCACGCCATACGCCAGCAGCGGGATTATGTCGAAGTCTTTCAAGTTGTTCATAAAGTAATCTCCCCAAGCGACAACAGGGAAACGTAATTGTCTCCCTGTAGTGTGCCCTAATGTTTACCCACGGTCAGAAGTGACCAGTTCGTTCTTCTCCCACCAGCGCTTCAGGTCGAAGCTCGGGCAGGCTTTAGGTGCTACATCGTGGTGTGCCATCAGCACGGCCCCAGCGTATTGCACCTTCAGTTCTACCAGCAGTGAACGCAGCGACTGCATCTGGGCTGGCGTGAAGTTTGCCTCAGGGTTACCCTTGGCGTCGATACCACCTACCAGACACACACCGACAGAAGTCGAGTTGTATCCCTTGACGTGGGAACCCACAGCGTCTTGGTCGCGGCCCGCCTCAACGGTACCGTCACGACGGATGATGAAGTGATACCCAACGTCCAGCCAGCCATGCTCTTTGTGCCACTGGCGAATCTCACGGACACCTACGTCCATGGTTGCCTTGGTGGCCGAGCAGTGAACGAAAATCTGAGAGGTCTCCTGTCGCTTAGTGAATTGAACCTTGGCCATACTTACTTTGCTCCTTTCTTCTGCTTGAACTTGCCGAACGGTACATCACGCTTCGGCTCCTTCAGCCAGTCTACGGGAATCAATTTGTCGGCAAACAAGATGTTATGCTTCTCGCACCACTCAGCGTAACTGGTTGGTGACCCTTTGTAAATCTTAGTGCGACTCGAAGAGAACACTAACCGGATGTCTAACTCCGGGTGCTGCTCGCGAATCAGTAGGTGCTTCTTGCGGTCCTCGGCCTCCCAGAGACCCTTAGTCTCCACGAAGATGCCGTTGGGTAACAAGAAGTCTGGAGTGTAAAGGTGGTCACTCGCAGGAATAACGTAAGGGATGCGCCACAGTTCATAGTCGAACGTGACGCCCTTTGATTCTAACTGCTTGGACACCTTGTCCTCAAGGCCAGACCGGAAGGCACCCACCTTCCGAATCCCTTTGGCCCCATAGCCCGCCATTAGAAATCATCGTCTTCTTCGGCTTCGCCCTCGTCCGCCTCTTCATCACCAGACCAGTCTTCCGGGTCTTCCTGAGGTTTACGGCTGCGAGGTTCGTCAGCTTCGTAACCGCCTTCTACGGCTTCGTCAGCCCAGTCGTCTTCGCCACCACCAAAGGTAGCCAGTTCGACCAGCATCACGCCTTCCAGCTGCAACTTAACGGACGCACCAGCAACAGCTGACCAGCCGTACGGTACCAGCGAGAAGCGAATCTTCACTTTGGAGCCACCGCCGATAATAGGAACGTCTTGGATGCGCTTACCCTTCGCGTCTACTACGCCCAGAACAATCTTCTTGGTCTCGCCAGTCTTCTTGTCCTCGTACGAACCGTAGCACTTGAAGTTGAACGTGGTGGTGCCATCACCGTTGTCGAAGAACGGCATGTCGCCTTCATACGGCTTCAGAGGTTTCTTACCCTTCTGAACCTTCGGCGGGTTCGCTTCGTGCGCTTCCAGGCGAGCAGCGTAGTTTTCCTCGTGGGTCTTAACGATGAGGTCTACCAGCTCCTGACAGTCTTCGTTCTTGAACGTTACGGAACCCTTGTAGGTACCGCGTGGGTTCTCAAAACCCTCACCGCCATAGTCCGGCTTGTTGAAGTAAGCGTACGGCTCACAGGTACCAATCTTGGTGGTGTAAATTTTCTTCTTAGCGAATGCCATGATGAATCTCCTTTGGTTTATAACAGAAAGAGGGACAACCTGTGTCCCTATAGTGTGTCCTAATGACTACAGGTCGAACCCGAAATTAGTATCCGGGCGTACCCGAGTCACTTGGCCTAACTCTTCGTACTCCGACTCGGCAACTTCGAGGGCCTCCTCAAGAGACCCAGCGTGTACCGGGAGTTCATACGATGCGTTAGCTGTCTCGACCGTTACGACGAATTTTTGCATCTTCCCACTCCTTCCACATGTTATACAGGGTGATGTACGCAGGGTCGAGCGTCTTCTCGTACATCGCTCGGCACCAGTCACTCGGGTTCATTGCTAAGAATCTCCTCAATGAACTCAAGCTCCTCCTTGGTGAAGTCCTCAGTCTGGTAGATTCTGAGGAAGTCCTTCGCCCAAATCTTCAGGATTTCAATACGACTCGGTGTTAACTCAATCATGGCACAACCCCTTGTGTTTCTCGTATAGTTCCAGATAGAAAGCGGCCTTCGCCATGTCTTTCTCTAAGGTAGCCAGCTCGGACTTCTTCCCGGCCCGAAGGCGGTACTTGAGGATGTTCCCGAGGCAGTACCCCTTAAACATCTCTTGGGTCATGCTGCGAGCAATCACCTCGATGGCCTCGACACCGTCGAACAGCTGGTAGTGGCTCGGCTGCTTAACACCGTCGTCTTCTACACTCGGAGCCTTGCTGTCCTTCATTGCACGGACCTCACCAATGGTTGTACCTTTGGTGTTTAGCGGACACTCGCTGCACGATACCTTGTAGCAATTAATCTCACCGCACACTGCGGAATCCTCTAGGTCAACATTCTGTTCAACCAGCAGGTTCACCACTTGAATTTCACGTTCAGTCATTGACCACCTCCTTGATGCGCTCCCAGAACAGACGCAGACGCGGCCACTTGGTCACCACAACGGGTACGAAAGGACGGCTCTTAGTTTGAGCCAATTCGTAGAGACCGCGAGTAACCAAGATATGCACGCTTGGTGCCAGCTCGAAGGTGTCGCCGATACGTGGAATCTTACCGTGGCGCTCGGAGGCTGCCACAGTGCTGCGGTCTTCACGGCGAACCGAGAAGATACCGTTGGATTTATTGAAGTGTAAGCGCATGGTTATGCTCCTTTAGGTGGCTCGTCGTTCATTGACCACACGATAGCCGCGAGGATGAACACGATGATTAGAATCAGGTTGATAGACATTTGTGTCTCCTATAGTGGGTCCTAATTACATCTTGATGGTCGGGTCAGCCTCGGTGCCTCGCCATTTGTCGAACGATGGGTGACGCAGAGAGCCGTCTGGAGTCTCCTCCATGTACTTGATTTGGCACGCCCAGCCCTCGTAAGGGTTAGTGTAGGAACCTTCATAGTGGTCTGCTGTTGCCTCCACAGCTCGCGTGAACTCCTCCATAAGTGCCTGAGAGATGTTGTTTGCGGACACCACTCGACCTGACTCAAGGAGAACCTCGAAGCCAATCACCTTGCCCTCGTTGGCAAGACCGGGAGTTCCCCAGTTGAGTCCCACAACTACACCGTCAGCCTCATTCTCTGGCTTCAGCTTCCACCAGCCGGACTTCTTACCGCGCTTATAGATACCGCGAGGGTCCTTAACCACCAGACCTTCATGACCTTCTTCTCGTTTCTGTCGGTAAAGCGCATCGAGTTCGTCCATGTCGTAAACTTCATGGGACTCCGAGAGGCACCACTTGACTTCTGGGAAGTGGTCTTGCAGGACTGGTAAGGCTACCTTGACGTGCTCAAGGCGCAGGAGGGTCATCACGCTGTAGTCATCACCGGACTCGATAATGTCAAGCGGAATGATGTCGTAGAGGACAACTTTGAGGTGACTCGGGTGCAGTGCGAAAGGTTGACCCTTCATGTCTGGCTCCCATTGTTCGTATGGACCGCCGACGTCAAACTGCATGTTGCCCTTCTTGAGCCACTTGGTACGCAGTAGGCCAGACCCGGTGTTAAAGTCCACGCCTTTGACCATGAGTTCACCATCAAGCATAAAGCCATCCGGGAAAATCCAGCGGTCATCTTTCAGTAACTTCTGCCAGCGCTGGTCGAAACCATTGAGGTGCTCAAGGGCCGGGATGGTCTTGGAGACCCGGCTGAGCCACGCTGCGTTGGCCGTATTGTCTACGCAGATGTTCCCGCGCACACCATCGTGCTTAGTGTCTGCGATGAGGTAACCGGAAGTCTCCAGCGCCTTCTCGATAGCAGAGCGAACGAACGATACGGCCTTATAGGGTTTGGTTTGGATATTCATTTCCAAGTTCTCCTGAGTTTAATGTTGTTTATGCAACCTTCAGATACAGAGAAACGCTTTGCCAGCGCTCTGTGTGTTTCATTGGATTCGCGGATACGGTCAACATCCTCTCGGGTCAGTAATGCTCGACCGTGATTCTCTCCACGGAGCTGCCGACCTCTGCGCACCTTGTCGTTTATGTTGTCCCGCTGGGTACCAACCTCTAGGTGCTCTATGTTAACGCACGCTGGGTTATCGCACGTGTGCCTTACTACAAGCCCGTCACTCAGTTTCCCATTGACGTGTTCGTAAAGCCAGCGGTGCGCCCGATGGTTCTTACCATCAGCAAAGAATTGTCCGTACCCGGATGAAAACCGAGAGGCTTGCCACTCTAAGCAAGAACCTTTCGGCTTCACCTTAGAGTTGAAGCGGTCTATCGGTTTCATTGTGTTCTCCTTGGTTAATAAGCAATCATAAAGGCCACCGAATGTCGATGACCTTGAGTCTGCCTATAGTGTGTCCTAATTACTTCCAGCTTGAGTAGTCAGCGGTGAGTTTTGCCAGCCAGTCTGACGCTGAGTCAATCGACCAGCGACTGAAGGACTTCTCTACCAGAAGTTCCCCTCGGGGTTCATACACCGAAAGAGATACCGTGTGGTTCCATGTGTGGTACGCCATGACCACACTCAACATTGTCTCATCACGCAGTCTTCGCTCGGCATGCCCTAAGCGCGACCATTGGTCTGTGCTACCGTCAAATAGGTAATTAGTTTGCATGGCCATTTGTTATGCTCCTACGAAGTATTTCTCTTGGTTAACAACGCTGTCGCCTTTAGCGTTACGGAAGGAACCCTTCACGCCACCACCGCGCTTCGTCTTGTTCAGCTTGCGGCCCTTAGGGATGTAACCTTCAGTCTGCTGACGTTCACGGTTGCGCTCGAAGTTGATTGTGTTCTGATACATGGTGTTGCTCCTGATTGTGATAGTAAGGGACATTCATGAAGGCCACCGAATGATGACCTTGAGTATGTTCCTGATAGTGGGTCCTAATTAAATCTTACCGTGGCGGAACTCGATGCGACCGACTACTTCGCTCTTGTAGTATACGAACTGCTTGCGCTCACCATTGGTACACAGCTGGTCTATCAGGTAGCGGTCATCCAGCTCTGTCCAGCGGAGGGACTTAACGTGGAGACCACACGGGCCAAGCCCTAACTTAAAGAGCGTCTTGGAGTGGGTACCGTCTGGCAACACTGCGGTGAACTTAACGTGAATCAGGTCGGAGACCATCATCAGCTCGTCTTGTGCTTCCTTCAGCGACTTGCGGAGGAACTTCATGCGTTCCCGCTGGTGCTCTCGAAGTTCGTTCACATCGCGCACCTTCTGTTTCTCGCTCTCAAGCTCGCCCTCTAACCACCGCACCTGCTTATTGAGTGATGCCTTATCGTCAGACAAGCGGCAGACCTTATCTTGCAAGCCGTCTGTGTACTCCTCGTTGCTCTTGGCTTGCTTCTCAAGGGCGTACTCGCAGTAACCGAGTCGTGTGACGGCCCTTACTAACAGGATGATAAATACGATTAACAAGATGGTTACAACGATTGAGTAAGTCATGGTGTGCCTCTTTAAGTATTCTTTAAGTTAAGACTTTAAGTAATGGAACCCTCGGTCATTCGAAGGTTCCCTATAGTGTGCCCTAATTGCCCGAGACCTTACGCAAACGCGAAGTCAGACTCTAAGATGTCTCGCAGATTCAGGTCGCCTTTGGCTGGGACCGCTGGCATTTTGTCCAGTTGAGACTCGTGCAGCTGGTCAGCGAACTGGTCGTAGAAGTCGGCGATCACATCGTTGTCCTCGTAGGTCTTGACCATCGTCTCACGGACTGCCTTAAAGAGATTCCCAGCGTCAGCCGGGATGGTCCCGAAGGAGTCGTGAATGAGTGCGAAGGAGTCAATCCCGTAGACCTCGTTGGCGTGCACTACGGTCATACGCAGGTGACTACCGTCCTGTGAGTGAACAAAGTTAGGAGCGATACCGGATTCCTGCTTGTGAGCGTCAATCTCCGAGTCCTTCCCTGTGTTGTACGTCATCTTGACGTTGGCTTGACCGAGGAAGACCAGCTTCAGGCGGGCTTGGTTCTGCTTACGGTACTCTTGCCACACCGGGAATCCATCTGGTGTTACCCAGTGGATTGCGCAGCGCTTACGCAGCACCTCTTTGGTCTTCTTGTCCTTGACTTCAGCGGCCAGCAACTTCGCGGCAGACTTCAGCCAGTTCATCGCCTCGACAGCGGCCACTACGGTCACGGTCACAGCGTCCCAAATCAGCTTAGCCATGTAGCCAGCCGCTTGGTTAGGGTGGGTGAACATCAGGCCCTCGCCGTTGTCAATGGCTGGCTGGATGGTGTCCTCAAGAACTTGCTGTCGGAAGCCAAACTCTTTGGAACCGTATGCCAGCGTCATGACCGAACGCTTAGTCACCTTACGGGTCACACCATACTGCAACCACTGAGCAGCCAGTACGGACTCGCCCAGCGTTACCTTCTCGCGGAACTCGCCAGTCTCTTTATCAGCAATCTGCTCGACCGCCGTCTGAGACCCGTTGACAGCGTGCTGGTGGAGCACTTCGTTCACCTTGTCGGCCACAATCTTGTAGATATCCTGCACGGTATCAGAAGGCAGCAGGTTAACAGCACGACCACCTACAGAATCTCGGAGCATTGCGCTGAAGTGCTGAATCCCAGAGCAAGACCCGTCGAACGCCAGCGGAAGAGAGCAGTTGTAATTCAGGCCATGGTGCTTAACGCCTGCGTACTCGAAGCAGAACGCTAGGAAGCAGAACGGAGAATCCTGCTGTGTCCACCAAGTGTTATTCAGCGGGTCGGCTGCGCTCGCCAGAATGTTTCCCTCGTTCTCTTCGATGAACTTGATGCGCTCAGGGAATGGAACCTTGTCGACGCCTGCACAGTTTGCACCATGAATCTTCAGCCAGTAGAACCCGTCGAGACCGATTGGCTTTCCTTTGGCCAGCGTCAGCATACCCTTGGTCATATCGTTACCCTGAGGGTTGAACATGCTCACAGCGTACACACGTCCGCGCCAGTCCATGTTGTACGGGAACCAGATGGCCTTGTGGTTAGCGAACTTGTTGGCCTGTGCGACCATGAACTCCATTGACAAACGGCGAGACTGGCGGGCCTTGTCCTTACGGTAGACCGCTGCGGCCTCCTTGCGCCATGCCTTACGTGCCACCTCATTGGTGTCGATATCGTCCGGGCGTGGTGGTAACTCTTCACGTTCAATCGCTGGGACATCACCGACCGGGCAGTGCTTCCAGTTGATAATCTCGTTGACTACCGCCAGCACCTTCTTGTTGACCTTCCACGGCGTGTTTTGCGCGAGGTTTACCGCCTTGTATACCTCTGGCATGTGAACGTCCTCATAGCGTCGAAGCGCCTTCTTGGAGTGGGTACGAACCAGTGCCAGCGGGCGACGACCGACTGACCAGTAGCCACCACCTACGGTTTCAACCCAAGGTTTCGGAGGTACTACGCATGGTTGGTGCATCGGGCTGATACCTGCGAGTGCGCCAGCGCGTTTGCTCAGGAGTTCCACGAAGGCCGGAGCCAGCTGGACCATCTGCATACTGGTCACATCATCGGAGCCATCAGCCATCTTGTTCTTGGTCATTTCCACCAGACCAGTGCCTTCGATGAGCAGCTCCAGCAGCTTGGTACCCACATGCATCTGCTCGTCGGTCTTCCAGCTCGACCATTTGTCACCGCCCAGCATCCCTTTGGTTATCATGTCAGCCTCGACAACCTGCATGAAGGCCTTCTTGTATACGTGGCCTACGCGCTTGTCCAGCTGGTCCGCTACGTTCTTCTTGAAGTAGGCGGCTTCCTGCTCACGGATACGACCGAAGCGGGCCTCGTCCTCAAGGGCCTTGCCTAACTGCGAGGACACCTGCTGGATGGTGGCCTTAGAGGCGTCTGTGAGCGTCCCTAAGACGACCTTAATGGTTAGCAGTGCGATTGCCTCACTGGACACTCCCCGCTTCTCTTTGAGCACCTCAGCGCCCATGCTAAGGGCCAACTCAGAGGGAACACCATGCTTAATCGGGTAGTATGCGCGAGGTTTCTTACCGCGAGCATTTGCTTGCTCCTCCTTCCAGTCGTCAATACGCTTGGTTAACTGCGGGTGCAACGTTAGGACCAGCGGCTTAGCGGCCACGTTGTCAGCGAACTCACCTGCTTTGACCTGACGTTCCAGCATCTTCAGGAAACGCTGCTCGCCCAGCTCGTACGCTTCGTGCTCCAGCGCTAACTGCTCGCGTGCCAGCTTGTCCCCGTAGTGCTCGCTGAGGATGTTGTACGGAATAGCGGCCAGTTCAATCTCTGAGAAGTCATTACGTGCAATGTTTAATGCGTTCATTGTGTGCCTCTTTGTGGATAAAGTTTATCTATGGGTGCCTCACCGTTCGGAGACACCTAAGATACACCTCGTTAGCCCATAAGTCTACCCTGAAGGTAGTTGTCGATTGGTAGCGGCTTGCCCTGCTGTATCGCTAGGCCCGGTCCCATTTGCCACGCCAGCACGCGCGCCTCCACACTCGCTAGGTCTAACTTTAGGGCGTCTACGTGGTACTGCTCGCGTTCACGTTCACGCTCCTTACGCCACCTAGCGGCGTGTTTTGCGCGGTTTCTGCGGGCCTTGTTGTTGGCCCTACGGGCGCGACACAGCGTGCTGTCACGGTCACGCTTAGCCTTGTTGCGCTTACAGCGTTCAATCATCTTGTCGTGCGTTATCTGCTCAATCTCTGCGAGAAGCGCCTCAGGTTCCAGTGAGAACGGCTCACAGCCCCGGTCCGCTGAGAATGACACCGGGTCGGTAATAACTGGCTTGCCGTCTTTGGTGAACATAATGTTGCCGCTGTGCATATCAAAGGACGCAATCCCGTAGAAGAACTTGCGAATCATTTGACACGTCTCGATGAACGGCTGGTCAGCCTCCGCGTAGTCCGCTGGGTCCGATTCACCCTCAACGAAGTAATACGCGAGGTCTGCGTAGTGGTCGTGCAAGTGGTTACTGCTGCGCTTGCATGGTTCCAGCTCATCAAGTACCACCGTATAGCAGCCAGCGTGACGCGCTACGTGATAGACGTTAGGTATCCCTACCCGGCCTTGATGCATCCGGCAGAAAGCCACGTAGGCGGCCCCTGAGTCTTCTTTCTTAAAGCCAACCTTAATGACCTTGCCCGGTAGCAGTGCGTGCTTAAACGCTGCGCTGAAGTGACCATTACCTAACAGTGAGAAGCCAGCATCTAGCGCCTTGAGTCTCAAAGTGTGCCAATAGTCCTGACGTTCCAGACCCCAATCGCTATCCGTACCGTCACCGTCGGACGTCTCACAGTTCACAATGTCTGCGATGAGTGCAACCAGCAGCGGCTGGCGCTTGTCGAGTTCACAGATTGGCAGGTTACGGATGACGTCTAAGCGTTCTTGCATGTCGGTGTAGTTCATTAGGTTGTTTCCTTATGGTGGTTGATGTGGGTATGTCAGTCGGTAAACTTCAGGTTAGTTCCAATGCGCTCCCACGTCTTGCGGGTGTTGGCGCTTGGGTAGTACGCCAGTGATTCGCAGGTGTCTGCATAGACGTAGCAATCATCCTTTACGATGTACACTATGACAAACCCATGCTTGTCGCGGTAGACTCGGTTGTCAATGCGTTGCGACATAGAATATCCCCACTTTGTTAGCCTTAAAGCGGCCATTAGGTAGCCGTACAGTAAAGCGAGGTAGTACGCCCCACTTCATGTAACTGAATGATGCTTTGTGTACCTTGAGACCCTTGCGAAAGTCCAGCACAAAGTACAGGACAATCAGGGCGTACACACTAATTACGAACAGGGTTATCATACATTACCTTACGTGTGCGATAAGTTTGCGCTAGGTGAATCATTAGGTAGTCGTGCGGTTTACCTAGTGAGAGCAACCAGCGGTAGTGCCTTAAGTCGGCTTGAGTGAGTCCGTACTTAATCATCACAATCCTCCTCGTCATCTTCCTCATCTTCCCACCAGACAATCCCAGAGTCGTTCGATACGTCGTTGTACAGTGCCTCATAGATGCGAGCCTGACAGATTCTGCTCACGTCCTTGGTGTCCGGTATGAGACCTGAATCATCGAACTCGAGGTCAATACCATCAGCGGCCATCACCGTGAAAATCTCGTGGTAATAGTGCGGAACCTGACCGTCTACCACCTCGTGCAGTGCATCAGACCAGTCGGAGAACATTGAAAGCTCATCTTGTTGAATGCGTGCGTTGAACAGCTCAACGGTTGCAGCCAGAAGGTCATAGTATGCGTTGGCGTTACGTTCCATGGTGTATATCCTCAAATATTACGTTAGTGGTTATCGTTGTGGTTACTCTCAGGGTGACAGGACGTACCTTGCCAGAGACCTGAATGTAACCACTAGTTAAACACTAATGTCATGGTGTACATATCGGCGACTAATCCATATTGTTAAAGAGCGGTGCTAGTTGCTATTCTTGATAGCGTACCCAGCGGTGTAAGCCTGGTAACCTTACTCGTGAGCTGTAGCCCCTCAGCGGGCGACCCTTTGCCTCCTGCGTTGTTCCACCTCGGTGGCGCCACTGGCGAGCTAGTCAGGCTCTTGTTGGGCTGTAGTGCCCTCCCGAACTGTTACAGTGGCAGCCTGTAACGACCGTGTTTCAATACTACTACTTGTTCATCGCTGAGTCAACCACTTTCGTATGCCGGTTGATGGCTACTTGAGACCCTTCAGCATCTATCCGGTAACTCGAAGTATTCCGGTAGTTGGTAGCGTTGTGTCTCTCAACTGGTAGCCATTAGACCATAGCTGTTACCTAATGTCAATACCCTAAGTTGAACTTTATGTAGACCTATAGTGATAGTGGTCTTATTGGTAATGGTCTCTTAGTAATACTCTAAGTGTCTCCCTATAGTGTGACCTAATTGATTATGGTGTTGACACTGACCACCAATCGCCTTATAGTGATGACTCGCCGATATCATCTTGTCCCGCTCTTAGTGTCTCAGGGACTGCTAAACGAGATACTTACCGACTCTCCTAATGTGACCTACTAACAGTCACTGCTAAACGTTAGTCAAACGGTGAACCTCGTGAGCAGTCAGCTCACCTAAGGTAATATGGTCTCAGGTCTAACCTAAGGTGTGACTTAAAGGGCCAACAGATAGGGACACAGAGACATCAACATATAGTCACCCAAGGTCCCACTCACCACAACATATAGTATCACCTAAGGATTCCCATCGGTCCCACCTAAGGTTTAACCGAAGGTTAGGGGTGGCCTATGGTTACTTTGGGTGAACTGGAGGGTACCGGGGGATAACCAAAAGTGTAAACTGTGAGA